CGCACGACGGACGTGACCGGCGTGGTGACGCTGCCGGAAGGCACGGAAATGGTGATGCCGGGCGACAACATTTCGATGGACGTGGCGCTGATCGTTCCGATCGCGATGGAAGAGAAGCTGCGCTTCGCCATCCGTGAAGGCGGCCGCACGGTTGGAGCCGGCGTCGTCGCCCAGATCATCGAGTAATCGGCGTCGTTTGACCGACGTTTGAAGGGGAGCCGCGAGGCTCCCCTTTTTGTTTGAACGCAGAGGCCGCGATGTCCGCAACGCTCGTCGTCCTGTCCGGCCTGCCCGGCGTCGGCAAATCGACGCTGGCGCGCGCCCTGGCGCTTGAATTGGGCGCGGTCTGGCTGCGGATCGATTCGATCGAGCAGGCGATTCGCGATTGGGGCGGGGCGAAGCCATCGCTCGACGATGCAGGCTATCGCGTCGCCTATGCCGTCGCCGCCGACAATCTGCGCCTGGGACTCAGCGTGGTCGCCGATTCGGTGAACCCCTGGGAGCTCACCCGCGAGGCTTGGCGTGAGGTCGGCGTCGCGGCCGGCGCCGTCGTGGTCGACTTCGAAATCCTGTGTTCGGACCCGCGCGCCCATCGCGCCCGAATCGAAAACCGGGAGGCGGAGATTGCGAATCTCGCCGCGCCGAGTTGGAACGACGTTCTGGCGCGCGACTATCTTCCCTGGCTCCGCGCGCCTGTCCGCATCGACACCGCCGACACGAGCGTCGCCGCCTGTTTGCGCGCGATGCGGGCGGCGGTTGACGCGACGCGGTGAGGCGAAGCGACGCGCCGTTGAAGACTTCGCTTTTTTCGCTTCAGCGGGCTTGCGTTACGGCCGCTGTTGCGATTAGAAGAACACACGCTTCGGCGTACAGGAGTGTAGCTCAGCTGGTAGAGCACCGGTCTCCAAAACCGGGTGTCGTCGGTTCGAACCCGGCCACTCCTGCCAAAAAATCAAAGACTTAGGTGATATATCAAAAACCGGCCGTGAGGCGGGGTAATCAGTAGGGTAACAAAAAAGGTGGGTAACAGCCCGCTCTAAGCCCTCAAATTTCCTGAGACATGATTCTCCGAATGGAAAGCGCCCGCCAGGGATAAGCTGACGGGCGCTAGATTACCAAAGGTGTCGCAACCCGCGACACCTACGCCGCGCTTTCATCCTCTTGGGTCTTTTCAGGTTCGAGGTCGCGGATCATCGCGCCGAGTTTGCTGGTCAGCGCGACAATCCACGAGGCGATTCCCTCCTGGGCCGCCGTGTCATTGCAGTCTAGCCCTGCCACGGCCACCTCGACTGCGGAAAGGGCGTTTTTGATCTCCCTAAGCTCTGACGTCAGAATGTTGAGCTTCCCGGTGTAGTCGAAGCGCGGTTGCGAATAGATTTCCTCAGAAAACATTGGCTTTCCCTTTAGCGTCAGCATCGACGGCGTCGGCTTTCACCTTTCCCAACGCCTCATAATAGGCCTTATCGAGCTTTTCGATTTGGCGGCATATTTCGTTTCCGATCCAATAAAGCGCCGTCGCGTCATCATCGCTGACATGAACGATGCCGTCCGTAGGACTTTTCCCGATATCGCCCTGTAATACGATCCCGAGCACCTTTCCCATTTGATAAAGTTCGGACACGTCGCTTTCTAAGTGCAAGATGGCTTTCGGGTCAGTTTTCATGTTCATCAAGCCGTACCATCCTCAAGCGTTTTGGGTGATGGAGCTAGAGGCGAGCGCCTCGACCTCGCGCAATAGTCGGAAATAGCAATCCTGGTCCCAATCCATCTCCGCTAGGTCGTCGGTGTCCGGCTGGGCCATGGCGATGTCGAAGGCCAAAATCTTTAGCTTGACCGCGATGGCGTAGATGGAAAGCGTCGGCAGGGCGCGAATTTGCTTGGTAACTGCATCGACTTTGGATGATGCGTCGTTGAGCCGTCCCGACAGGGCGTCAACGCCCATGGCTTTGCGAAGCGCCCAAAAGCGATCCATGGGGACGACAATGCACCCGTAGCCATCTCGGACCTTGGATTCAAACTCCGACTCCATCGGGTCCAGTTCGGCGCGAATGCTGCGATATTCAGCGATGGCCACATCATATTCGGCCGAGAGGTGGCGGAATTGTTCGTCATGGCTATCGGCGCGGGCGGGCGTGGTCACAGTGCCCATCACGGCGGCGGCGCCGGCCCCGGCGGCAAAGAGCGTGCGGCGAGAAGTTGATTTGGTCACTGTTCGCCCTCGCTCATTTCCTTGGCTACGGTTTGAAGTCTTTTCACCTCGAAGGTCAGCGCGGCCGATATGTTCTCCGCCGAATCCATCGGATGCTTGCCGATCCAGCGCATTCGCTCGGCGTTGGCGGCGATGGCGCGGGCGATTTCCTCGATTTCCGTGAGGTGGGCGATGCGCTGGCCGCGCGAGGTCGGATAAAGGGGAAGAGCCTCCACAGTTGGCAGGACGCCTACGGCCGTAAGGATCGCCAAAGCTCTGGTCGACGGTCTTGGACTATTTTCCCAGAAGTGAGAAGCAAGTGTGTTGCACGGTGTCAGGTTTCTATCGTCATCAGGATAGAGTTCCCGGTTGAGAAGCCGCTTCTCCATATGCAGCCATTCACAGTAAGCCTCGAGAATCTTTTTGTGTTCAGGCAAAGCGGTGGCGTTCGCCGAAGTGGCGTTGGTCATTGTCATTGCTCCTTGGTTGAACTGTTACGCGGCGCGGCTCGGGATGAACCGCCTTCCGATCCAGTGGGCGGCCGTTGCCATCATGCGGAAAATGCGGGCGAAGCGAATGCGGCGTAGCGGAGCCAACGCGCCACGGTGGCGCGAAGCTACCAGACCCCCATTGGGTTTTGACGCAACTTGCGCCGAAACCCCTTTGGCCTCAGCCCAGGCAAGCTTTTGCGCCGCGCCGAGATCGAGCTTGATTGCCGCGATGTGCGCCGACAGCGGACGGTTGTGAATGATCCGGGTGCCGACGATGCGGACGTCGAGGTCAAACGCCTTGCGGGCCTGTTCCTCGCGCGCCTTGCGGGCCAGCGTCCAGGCGCGAGCCATGATCTTGCGGCGGTCGTAAACGTGAATGACCGGCGGCGGATCGGGCCACTTTCGGCGGCGGGTTGAAGTGCTTGCGTGCTTCATCGCTGTTACTCCTGTTGCTATTCGGCGGCGATTGCGAGCGGCGCTTGAGGCGGCGCCAGTGAGGGAAAGCGCCAGCCCCCGCGCTTGTCGATTGGCGGGCTCTTGCCTTTCGTGGCGCGAAAGAAATCAGCCCAAGGCGCCCATTCCGGCGAGGTCTGAGCGATCCAGACACCGCCGGGCTTGTCCTGCGTCGTGACGCCGCGCGGCGGCGCTACAGCCGCGCGAGCGTCACGCCCGCCAGCGCCTGCGGTTTTTTCTTCTCTGATTTCTTCTTTTCTAAGCGCGTCACGCGTCGTCACCGCGTCGTCACAGCCCGTCACGGCGTCGCCCTGCCTTTCACGCCAGCGGCGCGTCCGCTCGGCGCCAGAGAGCGGCGCGGAAGCATCGGAAGACGGCGCATCAGCCGGCGCGGGTTCGAGAATGACGGCTTTCGGCGCCGTCAGATCGATCAAGCGCCAGATTCCATCCGTCAGTAGGGCAAGGCCGCGCTCGGCGAGAGCTTCAAGGCGCTTGATGATGGTCGCGGCGGACGAGCGCAGGCTGAAGGCGATCTGGCCGACCGCAGGCAAGACGCCCGCGTTCAGGCTCGCCAGCGCCTGCATCTTGTGCCACGCCACGAACAGGCCCGCAGGCATTTTGGCTATGCGCACGTCAAAGACGCAATCGACGGGCGCTTTGTACCAGCGCTCAATCATGGCGGTTCCAGTCCATTGGCAAAGTCCTGGCGTTCGCCGAAACGATGGTTTCGGACGTGGCTTGCAGTGGTTGTTCTGATTTCTGAACAATGATACGATAATTGTCGTATCAGACGCCGTCAACGAAAATCGCAACAGGGTTCAGATTTGATTCCGATACAATGCAAAATGGCGCGCGTCGCCTTGGGCCTTGGTGTCCGCGATCTTGCGAAATTGGCCGACGTCTCGACCGATACGATTGCCCGCTTCGAGCGCGGCGAGCTGCTGAAAGACAGAACCGTTGCGGCAATGCGCGCCGCTCTTGAAGCCGCCGGCGTCGAGTTTATCCCTGAAAATGGCGGCGGGGCGGGTGTGAGGCTGAAGAAAGAGATCAAGCCGCTTGTCGGTTAGGGGGGGCACGGCTGGCTGGTGGAGTTGGGAAGATGAGCATTCCGGATGCATTAACTGATTACATTACTAAAGATCAGGAACGGAAGCATCGCCAAAAGGAATTGATCCGGCATGCGTTAAGCGTCAGTCCTATTCCTGTTGCAGACGATCTCCGTAATGCTGTCGCTACCCTATTCGTTACAGACGCGCGTGATGTGCTGCGTGCGCATCCGGGCTTTGATCTTGAGGACAAGCTGCGGTCGATTCGGACGACCTTGCAGCTGTTCGATCAGGCATTTGCAGATCTTTTGGATGCCCTTGCGGCATTCGATGCATTCAGTCGGCGGCCCGAGTTTTCTTATCGCTCGCAACGCGCGGAGCATGATCTCATTGAGAGACGCATCAGGAAGGAGATATTTGCGTTCTCAGAACTTGCACACAGCCTACAGGATCACTCCCGCCACGTTAAATCGCGATGGGAAGCCTCAGTGACCGCGCAGCGCATTGCCGCCTGCTTCGGAGACGATGGCTTGCATGATTTCGTATGCGGCCTTCGTACGGTGCTTCACCACTTATTGATGTTAGACGCTAGCTGGGAAATTCGCGGCTCGGGGGCAGAGGCGACATCCCACTATCTTTTCAAGACGCATGATCTGCTGGATGCGGCCAAACGAAAAAAAAAGTTGAACAGCGATGCGTTGCGCTACCTCGCGAGTTGCGACGAGAATATAGATATCGGCGAGTTGGCTCCGATCTATCATCGGCGCGTGCACAATTTTTACGATCCGCTACTCGCTAACCCGCCGGCGGAAGTCGCTGATTATCGCCGGTGCTGGAACGCGCACAGGCAGCGTAGCGCTAGAACGATTTGGGCCTTTATGCTTAGCGAGTTTCAAAGTCATGGAGTCGATCCCTATAGTTATCTTGATCGCTTCCTCACGCCTGCGGAGATTGAAACCGCCCGGCGTTTACCTCACCGCTCACAAGAGCAGGTAGATTTTATCATCTCGTCTATCGACGAGTTCTCTGCTTGCGATGAAGCACTCCGGCGGACGGTATATCAGCTCTTTGGCGTATTTTCGAATCAAGAGACTGAACAAGTTCCATCGACCTAAGTCTACGTTTGGCGAATAAGGACGCAGACCAACTATCGGCACCAAGGTTGAGGATGATCAAGCAGTCCGCCCTTAATAACCAGGGCTTGGTTCCCGTCCAAACCCACCATTTTAAACACCACGCCCTTGTCCAGTCACGTGCCATCTATGGCCTCAGATCATCGCCAAGGGAGGCTCCGCGAGCGTGATCAGGTCTATCCGACCAGCAAACCAGAATATCACAAGTTGTTATTTATTATTTAGGTAGGGGTATTCAATGATCAGAAATATCATAATATTGTCTCTGATTTTGATTGCGCAACGCGCGATAGCAGGCGGGGATATTATTGGAAAATGGACATGTATGCCGCGTGATGAAATCAATCGATATTCAGAAACAGTCAACGACTTGACCTTCAACAATTTCATCGTCGAAGAAGTTAACTCGGTGCGGTTCAAGGGGCAAAAAGCCGTGAACCCGGCATTCAGCATCGTGAACCGCAACCAGGATGAGTATCAGTTTGTCTCCGAGATAGTCGGTTTTGCGAAGGGCAGAGTCCCGATTTTTGGCACAAGTGCCTTGAGCAATCCATTCTCGACAGTAGGCCCTAAATCGGTCGAAAGGGCGGGCCAGGGTGTACTGATCGCTCGCGGCGAGTGGGACCAAATTGTTGAAATTTGCGTCCGAAACAGCGCAGGAAAAGTTGAAAAGTAAGCGCGGTCCTTGTCGCCGATGTGTGCGCGGCGCTTGGGAACGCCAATGTGAGCGATGCCGGATGGCGTCTTGATGATGACGAGAAGAGTCCTATCGCTTTAACCGACAAAACCTCGAAGGGCGGCAACCCAAATGTCCTGATCGTTCGCGAACGCGCTAGGTGTGCGCTATGCCGTTCCCGTCTGCATTTCTTTGACGCGCTCGCGCACCAGATCAAGGAAGACATAAGGGAGAACGTTGCAAACCGCGTCTGAAGGCCAACCCGCCTCGCCGCGCTGTTCCTTCATCAGGCGCACCATCTCCCGGCACTCCGCCAGCAATTCGGCGTCAATTTCCTGTTGCGACTTACCGGCTTTGTCGAGGTATGCCTGTTCGAAAAACGTGCGCGGCAAATTCTCGATAAGAAAAGTCCGGATAAAATCGACGGCTTCCGCCTTATTTTTTGGTTCTTCGGTCATTTGATTACCTTTGCCACGTCAATTGCGAAATCAATAACATCCCATGCGATGCCGGCGACGGTCTCCAAGTCTGACCAAAAGCTAGAATGGTGACGTTGCCCTTCACCTTGATTGTCAGGGTGGAATGCATCGCTGAATTCGTGCGCCGCGTGCTTCAATATCTCCACCGCCTTCCACGTCCCGTGAAAATTCCGGCCGCCGTTCACAATGGTCCGGAACACAAGTTCTCCGGCCATTTTGACGATGGCCTTTTCCTGGTCGCTCGCAGCCGCCGCCAGGAACGAGCGGGGCGGAATATTCTTCGTCCCGAGTTCATGCCAAACGGCCTTGTCATTGTTCGATCCGACATAGCCGGCGACTTCATCAAATGTTTCGCGAACCGGCGCCGTGAATTCGATGCTCGAGCGCATCTCGCCGGTTTCTAAAAGCGGCGTGTTCCCCTTGGACTTGCGCGCGATTGTCTCAGGCTTCAGCGGTGGCCAAAACGGCTGTTCGTGGCCGATCAACGCTTTTGCTTTCCTCTGGACCATCAGGCAGGCGCGAACGATTGCGATCTCTTCGGCAATCCTGATGTCGTCCTCGACCGTCGCCGCGTGCGCGATAAATTCTGCGACGGTCATAATGCCGCTCATCTCGAATGCCTCCACGCGGTCATCATGTGCAAACCGGCGGAGCGAAGGTGTTGGCCGATCTTCCGGCCGCCGCCATCGTCGTTATTGTCGTCGTCCACCAAATCCTTCAGTTCGCGGCCCAGGTCACCAAGCAAGTGCAGGAACTCCCGCAGATCGTGATAATTGGGGCCGCCATTCACCATCACGGCCGCCACGCTGGCGCCGACGATCTGCGCCACCAGTTCGCCCCGGCCCGTTGCAACGAGGCCGAACACGGGCCTCGGCGGGATTTTGCTCGTGCCGTATTCCATCCACAGCGCCTTGGGATCGTTCGAGCCGATCCAGCCGGCGCAGGTGTCCGGCCCTTCCCAAAATGGCGCCTGCCAGCTGATGCTGGCGCGGTACTCGCCTGTTTCCAGCAAAGGGGTGTCGCCCTTGGCTTTCCGCTTAATCGTCTCAGGTTTCAGAGGAGGCCATTCGGGCTGAGGATGGCCCACAATGCCCTTGCTGGCCTTCGATAGGTACTTGCTTGCGCGAACAACGCCCCGCTCCATCGCCGTCTTGATATCGGCGTCCATCGTCGCCATTCTCGCCGCCAGATCGAGCAGGGACATTGCCATCACTTCGCCCCTGCCATCCGGGCCAGATCATCCGAGGCAAGTTGCAACGCGGCTTCAGCCGCAAGATAGGCAGTTTCCGCCTTTTCCATCGCCGCCAGCCGCTCGCCGTGAACGTGCTGCAGTTCGGCGTTGTACACGTGCTGTTTCACATCGGCGGGAACGCCCGACAGCGGAGCCGGCGCATGAATGACGGCGCGGCGGATTTCCGCATCGTCCGACATCGCCGCCGAGACACGTTCCCCGGTTGGAAGCGAACGGAGCCACGCGCGGATTTCGCCGCGCCGAAGCTCGCCGGCCAGGTCGCCGGGTTCCGGTGCGGGGACGGTGTAGCCGGCGCGCGTTTCGCGCAGCTTCGCGAGGTTTTCCGCGTTCTTCGTCAACAACTGTTGCATGTGCGCGGAAAAGCTGCCGTCGTAGAGTTTGCGAATTTCCTTGCGGTGGCCTTCCGTCGAGAGATCGCCATTGCTTTTGATTTCAGCGACCTTGCGGCTGAAATTGTCGATGACGCCAAAGGCAGTCGTGACATCGACGGCCAAATGGGGCGGCGCGTCCTTGGGAAGACGCTGCAGAAAATTCGCAAGCTTAGACATTGGCAATCGTCCTCAGAATGACATCGCGGGCGGCGTTGATCTGCTCGAACCAGCACGTGTCATCCGGCGTCTGAAAATAGACGGGATGGCGCAGCATGGCGGCGCTCTGCAATGTCGGAAAAAACGTGCGGATCGGCTCCGGTCCAGTATCCACGTGGCCGTTTTCAAGCGCAGCGTCGAGGGCGGCCAGAGCGATATATGCGGATCGGAAGACAGCAGCGGCGGCTGCATATCGCGCGCCGGCTTCGTCCCTCAGTTTTTGCAGTTCGGCGTTCATGTGTTTCCTTTCAAATCCAAAGCGGAGTGATGCGAACTGTGTGATTGAATTCCGGGATGAATTCGGTGATCCCCCAAACGAGGGCGTCCACGCGGTCGGGCGAATAGCCCATCCGGGCGCGGTCGAAATCGGAGGTGAACGCGCACATCTGATCTTCCAACGTCGTGAAGACGCCGACGTGGTGGACCTTGCCTTGCTCGTAAAGCGCCGAAACCGGCTCGGCGCGCGTGACCTTGCCCCGGCTGGCGTGAACCAACTTCACGGGGATATTCCGGCTCACGGCGCGAATGGTGTTCTCAACCATCATCCCGCCCTGGTTAGCCTCGGCAATGATCCTATCCGCCTTGTGCTGCTGGTAAGCGGCAATGGCCTTCGTCGCCCACTCATTCGGGGCGTATTTGCCGCTGCAATCCTCCAGCACGTACATGTGGCCGCGCTTGTCCACGCCAGCGACGATTATTCCCGTCTCGTCGGCATTCTCGCTCGTTGAAATCGCGGGATCGATGGCGACGACGACGCGGCGCAATTCTTCCGGGGCTTCGGTGACGCGGTCGCGGTCCAACGTGTCGAGTTGCCAGAGCGCGCCGGGCGTGTCGCTCAGCAGTTCGGCGTTCAGTTCCTGGCGGCCAAGGCGCGTGCCTTCGTACTGCCGGATGATCTGACTGAAGAACGCCGGAGCCAGATTGCTGCGGTTGTCATAGGTGCTGCCGCGCACAACGGCCACGTCCTGCCCTTCGCGCGCGAGCAATTCCTTCAGCAACTTGACCGGCTTCGGCGTGGTAGTAACCAGCGTGCGGGGATGCTTGCCCAGGCGCATGGTCATCATGAGCATGGACCACGTCTCAGCGAGATTGCGCCAGGCGGCGGCCTCATCACACCACGCGGCGTGATGCTGCGGCCCGCGCAGGCGGTCGGGCTCCTCAGAACTGAACATCGTGGCAATGACGCCGTTCGGCCATGTCAGGCGGCGCTTGGACGGCTCATATTCCGGGCGGCAATGGTTCGGGCATACGGCGAGAATGCCGGACTCGCCTTCAACCATCGTGTCCCGCACGTCGGCGGCGGTTGCGCCCACCAACGCGATGCGGTGGCACGTGGCGGCCTGTGCAAGCCCGCTAACCCATTCGCTGCCGGTGCGGGTCTTGCCGAACCCACGGCCCGCGAGAATGAGCCAGATCGTCCACCAATCGCCAGCGGGCGGCAATTGCTCCGGGCGGGCCTTCGTATGCCAGTCGTCGGCGAGGACTTCAGCCAGATGGGCGAACATCGAGGACGGCGCGTCAAGCATGGGCGCGGGCCTCCGGTGTGGCGTCAGCCACGGCAGGCGAGGCGGCGAATTTGGCGTCGAGTTCGCGGAACAGCGCGACGATGTCGGCGCGGGCCTCAGGGTGGGCGGCGCACACGCGCAGCAAGCCGGCTTGAAGCTCGGCGAATGGCGCAGAATTCAGAACGGCGACGTTATTTTGAACGTTGATGATCGTGCTGTTTGCGAACGTCGAGACTTGACCCGTGACTTTCGCGATTTCCCGCAAAACATCGATGATGCGGGCGGCGAGCGCCGTCATGTTGGCGTGGTCGCCCTTCTCGGCGAGCTTGTCGAATTGGTTGAACAGGGCCGATCTGAGGACGCTGTACCAGTCGAGAACCGATTTGCTCTCTTCGGCGGCGATCTCGGCAAGCTGCGCGATCTTCGCCGGGCCGATCAGATAGCTGGCCTTGCGCTCGTCGGACACGTGGCGCTCCATATGCCGCCAGACCGCATCCCGGTGCACGTCAAACTGTTCGGCGAGGCGATCCAGGCTCACGCCGGCGCAACGCAGGCCTTCAATCCGCTGGCGCTCCGGGTGGCGGCAGATCGCGCACCTGTTGTGCGGCGGTATCTTCCGTGTCCCGGCTTTCGGAAACCCCTTCGGCAATTCTCAATTCCGTCAAACGCGAAAAACCATAGCGCGAATATACCCGACAGTTACCCGAGAGCCAATATGACAAACCAAGACACTGAAAAAACAACGTAAAAACATACAGAGCAGCTGTTTGTTGATCAGGTGCTAATGGATTTTCTCCACTTGCCGCACGCTGCGGCGAGTGAACCAGCGCGACGCTGACAGGTCGAGGAACGCCACGCGAGAATCTTGCACGTCGCCGGTTTGGTCAGCCGAAGAGGCGAGCCGCCCGCGAGGTCGAGGCCAACCGCCAAAGGCCCGTCGCGTGAGTGAAGAGGCGAGGGCGTCCTTTCTCCCATCAATTCCTTGGTCGGATTTCATCAGAGGGACAGAGGGGACAGAGGGGGACAAATCCCAAAAGTGTCCCCTGTGTCCCCTTTCCCTAAGCCGTGTGCAGAGTAGGGGGACAGAGGGGACAGAGGGGACACACTCCTTATAGGAGTGTCCCCCTTGTCCCCCTCCCGATCTGCCTCGGAGGGCTACAGCGTCCAGATGGCACGCTCGTCGTTGTGGTCGCTGGCTGCGACGAGCTTTTTATCAAGCGCCCCGTTGATGGCTCTGCGGAACGCGGTTTTCTGCCGGTCGGCGAGCTTGTCTTGATCTTCGCCGGGTTCGGCCCTCTCGGCGATGCGCCTATAATATTCCGCCCGGATGGTATGTTCGGTTGCTGCGCGAACGGCGGGGCCGTTGGCGTAGGGCTTGAACTCGAAGCCGGCGCTATCGGTGACGAAGACAATCACGTCCATCAGGAGGCGCATGTTTGGCGGAATGCGCTTTTCTTTCGGCTTGGCGGCCTTGGGCGCATTGTCTTCCGTGATGGTCTCGACCACCAGCGTGGTAATTTCGTCGCCGTCCTCGTCCACGTCCAGCACCAAACGGGCCAAGCCTGCGGTGAAGACGCGGTCGCCATCCTCGTCCTTCAGCTTTTGAAGCTTCAAGTCTGTCGTCCGCGTTCCCTTGTTCCGCTCGCATAAAATTTGCGCGTCTACCGCGCCGTGAAGGCTGGAGTGGCCGCGCAGCCGCTGATCGTCCGTCAAGCCAGTGTGGTGAATGATGACGACAAGACAGCCGAACCGCTGCGACAGCGCTTGAGCGTTGGACACATATTGCACCATGCCGGCGCCGTTCTCGTCGTTGCCGCCGAGGGTTTGGGCGAGGGTATCGATGAACACCACGCCAGGGGAGAAGCTGACAGCCTCGATTGCCTCTATGAGGTCTGCAAGGTCGCCATCAGCCGCCCCAAGGTTGGGCGCGTCAGAGATAAGGCGGAACGGCATGTTTTTCGGAATATCCCGATTGAACCGGGTCCATCCGACCTTGCGTTTGCGGGTTCCGGCGGCGCCCTCGGCGGCGATGTAGATCACCGGGGCTTGCGTCGTCTTCAGCCCTGCCCACTCCCAGCCGGCGGCAAGACGGCATGCGAGGTCAAGGGCGACGAAGCTCTTGAAGCTTCCCGACTTGCCGTACAGCACGGCGACGCCCTGCCGAGGCAGGACCCGCTTGACCGCCCATTCGCCGCCGCCGGTGAACTCGATTTGCTCGAACGGCTCAAGGATGAACTTGCGCCGGGGCCGCTCCGGTCTTTGGTCCATATACGTAGGCCAACCGCCGGCGGGCGCGTGCGGCAACGACGGGCGTCCATTGGGTCTTGCCGCCGGCTTGGAGAAGACAGGCTCCATCATTCCGCCGCCTCCGCAAGGCTACCCTGGTCTTCAAGCGCGACAAGTTCATTGTAAGCCTTCAGGGCGGAGCGGAAACACGCCGCCCCGCACTTCAAGACATGCCTGATACCAGCGCGGTCGCCCACTTGGGCATAGCTCGCCACCATGTTGAGGTAGTGCGCCGCCGTGCTGGCGCTCGCGACCATGTCGTCAGCCAAGAGAATGCGGCAGTCGTGAAGGGACGCGTCACTCATGGGCAAGCCCCTTCAAGAAGTCGCCCAAGAAATTGCCGTACCGGCTTGGCAACGTGTCGAGGAACTTTTTCGCCCACGCCAGAGCCGGGGCGTGGTGGCGGTTGAGGTCAAAGGACCGGCAGAAATCCCCGTCGATAATCTCAATCTCATTCGTGACGGCGTGCCGGCGCACAACAGCGTGCCAGTAATATTCTTGCAGCGTCTTGGCGTCGGAAATCTCGCGCTGCAAGTCCGTGGTGGTCTCGGTCAGCACGTCAGAAAACGCGATGTCGTCGGGTGCTTCACAGTATTCGGCGAACGCGTCGTGGATCGCGGCCGCCATCACGATGGTTATCATTTCCCCAATCTGATAGCGGGCCGCGAGGAACGGCTTCATGTCGATGATATCAGCCATTAGCGCGCCTCCCTCGCCATGCCCGCCAGGGCGATCAGGCAAGCCTCGGCGCGGTCGATATCGAGTTTGCGAGCGAAAAGCTCTGCCTGCGCAGGCCAGCGGGCGATAGCAATGGCGCGGGCTTGGTCTTTGTGTTCCTTTCCTGCGGGGACGCCAGCATGACGCTTCCACACTGGCGGCGCGATCATGACGACGGGAACGCCGGCGGCGCCCAAGACGCCCTCGATAACCCCGCGGCTGCGACCGAAGCCGAATGCACCGGTTGCGCCATCGGTGGGGCGCGGCCCGACAAGTTCGCAATAAGCCCGCGTCGCGTGCGTCTTGAAGATGATGGAAGCCAAAAGAGGGGCGTTGAGGGCGTTGCGGCCTTTGGCGCCGTCAGGCGTCACCGGCAAATCATAGATGTTGAGGAGGTTGCCCGCTTCGTCGAGGACAGAAACGGCGCCATTCACGCCGGGGTCAATGCCGATGATCGTTATCACGGGCGGCCCTCCAAACCGAAGGCGAGCGGCGCGATGATCGACGCGAAGTCGCGCGACAAACCGCAACGACGCGCGATGAAAGCAGCGCGAAATTCTTGAGTTTTGGAGGTTGTGGGGGTAATGTCCGAACCATCGCAAGCCGCCAAGCAAAGCGAATTCTTCCGAACCCCGCGCCCAGCCCGCGCGGGGTTTTCCATGTCGATCTTCATGCTTATTCCGCAGCCTCCGCAATCGAGGTGCGGCCGGCGATGCGACGGCCCAGGGTCCGGCGGCCAAAGCCAAACTCGCGCGCCACCTGTTCGGCGGGAACGAAAGTTTCGATCTGATCGACGGGGAGATTGGTGACCACGCCACCAACGGCGGCGGCCATCAGGTTACGCTTGTATTGCTCCAATTCGCTGCGGCGCCAGAACAGCCGGCCCCGCATGCGGATCGGAAGGGGAAAGTCAGGCTCTTTAGTCATGTCTCGCCTCTCCTTGAATTGACTTGGAGGCGAAGATGACGTCGCGGTCAGCCTATGTCGTGGGTCCAAAAATGTGCGCTAAATCGGGTGCCGCTGCATTGTCGCCGGTGGCAATATCAATCATCGGCAATATTACGCGCGTAGCATAATCCGTCTCCCCGACTGCGCCAGTGAGCGCCATCACGGCATATTTGACGCCCTGAACGTCTCGAATAGGTGAGATTGCCAAGGCGAAAGCTTTTGCCATTTCCAACCGCCAGTGGTCGGTTGTAGGATCGCCCCACGATATCCGGGCCTTTTTCCGGATCGCATCTGCGCGCCCTTCAATGGTTCCGGCTTTAACGCCCATCCGTGTATTGTTGATGGTACCATAAGTTTTCGGCCGTGCTGGCCCCCACGACATAGGGACGTAACCGGAAGGACAGCGCTCCACCAATTCAGCAGGCGGGGAAACCTCGTTTCCAAACAACATTCCGGCGAGAATTCGGGCGGATTCCCGTTCCGGCCTATTGTTCACCACAACAAACGCGTCGAAGAATGCAATCAAGTAACGCTCGGGATCGAGCAAGAGAGGTATTGCCGGCCGCCCCCTCGGCTGCTTCGGCGGCTTAGGTTTCGGCGGGCGCCCACGCGGCTTGCCTGTCTTCGGCGTTGCCATCCTCACCCCCTCGCGCTCGCCAGTTCCACAACATTCGCCGCCACCTTGCCGGAGACAATCGCCTCAAGTTTCCGCGCCCATGCCTCCAGCGCCGCGCGCTTTTCATCCGCAAAGGTGTGGCGCTGATAGATGCCGACGACGCCGGCGCGCGAGCCGGACGTGTGGCCAAGAACCGCCTCGGTTACTTCAAGCCGAACGCCGAGCTTTTGTAGATTGGTGGCGACCGTCCGCCGCAGGTCGTGAAAAACCCAATGCGCGGGGGCTGGGGCCTCGTCGCCGAGTTCGGCACGGATCATGTCGGCGATCATGCGGTCTATGGATTGTTTGCCTTTAGAGAAGCCGGAAACCGGCCGCTCGCCGCTTGTCGTGAAGAGAAACTCAGGTTCGCTCGTCTTCTCGCCCTTCTTAGGCTTTGCGGCGATCTTCGGCAGGGATTCGATGATTTCCATTGCCTTGTCGGTCAGGGGAATTTCGTGCTCCTGTCCGGCTTTCATCCGCAGCGATGGCAGGATGAGCAACTTGTTGTTGGCGTCGAGTTCGGACCATTTGGCCTCGGCGATCTCGTCACGTCGTGCGCCCGTCAGCAAGAGCAATTGTCCCAAGCGGCCGAAGGGCCATCCGGCTTTCTCAAAGGCCAGCCAAGCAAGCCGGATTTCGTCGTCGGTCAAAACTCGCTCTCGCGACTTCTCCTGTGTCGGAGCTTTCACGCCTGCACATGGGTTGCTGTCGATTGTGCCGCGCTCCAGCGCCCAGTTGCTCATGGTGCGGAGGGCGGCAAGCGTCCGGTTCGCTTGCACAGCCGCGCCTCGATCAATGATGCCGTCAAGCAGTTCGTGAACGTCGGCGCGCGTCATTTCACTAAGGCGGCGCCCGCGCCAAGCCGACACCACATTGCTTTCCAGGATGCGCTTATATTCGCTGTAGGTCGTCGGCTTGCAATTCTTGGCGGCGTAGCGGTCCAGGAAAGACGCCACAACCTTTTCGACAAGATCGGAAGCCGCCTTGGGGGTCGCCTTGGCCTCCTGCTTGGCGGCGGCTTTTTCGGCGGCGGGGTTGTCGCCTCGCGCGATCTTCACCAATGCCTCACGCGCCAAATCGCGAGCGTCGGGCAGGGGGATGGCGCCGCTGCCGATTGTCAGCTTGCAGGGCTTGCCGAGGTGGCGATAGCGCAGCGCCCAGGATGCTGCGCCAGATGGCTGCAAAACATAATAGAGTCCGCCGACTTTTCCGTCAGGAATCTCGCGCCGGGTTGTGCTGGGCTTCAGGCTTCTGATTGCTGTGTCCGTGAGGGCTTTCGCCAT